TGTTCTGTGAAGTTTTCGATCCGGTCTCAGGCCTTCTTAAAGACAATGCTAATTCTTGCATTGTAAAGAACCTACGTCAGGTTCTTTTGATCTTTAAGAAAACAAAGCTCGGTGATGACGCCAACGTTCTGTTGGATGTTAAAGCTAAAGCTGCGTTTTTCGAATGTGATGGGTACGTGCAGGATCATGTTAATGATCCTACCGGAATCCATTACCTCGAACTTGTTTGTTCCTACATTCTTAAGGATATAAATTCTACGTCCTTAAGGTCAAGTAGATACAAACATGGGCCTGGAGCTGTTGCTGAAGGATTAAAGGGCAATCAGAAGTGGTTGCACTTGGTTGAACTCATAAAGAATGATGAATTCGACCTTCATAGCTACGGGTTTGACGACTTTGAGGCCATCCTAACAAGTCTGGATGACCGCGAAGTTTTTAACCTCGCTGACTGTGAACGTACCTTCAACACCAGAGCTTCTAGAAGCACTGCTAGGCTAATCTCTGTGCCGAAGAATTCGACATCGAGAAGAACAATTACTGTTGAACCTGCGAAGAATCAATTTATTCAACAAGGGCTCAACATAGTACTACGTGATAGTATATCACGTTGCGCTATACTCAGTAATTGCCTAGCTTTAACCGACCAGAGTAAGAATCAAAAGCTTGCTCTGGAAGGCTCCCTAACCGACACTTGGGCAACTATCGATTTGAAGTCTGCGTCTGACTTACTGAGCCTAAAGCTCGTTAAGTCAGTCTTTGGACGTCATGCTCAATTTCTTGAGCATATGATCGATTGCCGATCTGAGTTGATACAAGCGGACGATAGTCCGCAATGTCGCATACTCAAATTTGCTGGTATGGGTAACGCTCTCACTTTCCCAGTTCAGTCCATTTGTTTCGCCATGATTTGCATCGCGGCGATAACTCGTGTACAGTATGGCCAACGTGTGCCATCATACTGGGCAGTGAAGCGCGCTTCTAGGTGTATTCGCGTATTTGGTGATGATATCATCATCAAGTCCGAATATGCGCATCAGTGCGTGGACTGGCTTACCGCCTTTGGCCTTAAGGTCAATGTCGATAAGAGCTACCTTAAAGGAAACTTCAAGGAGAGCTGCGGTGTCGATGCATTCCGAGGAGTCGATGTGACTCCTCTTTATGTCCGGCATCGTCCAGATCTTCCCTCTCGAGACCCTGATGTTATAGCCAGTTTAGTAGCTGCTAGTAACCACATGTGGTTACAATGCCTCTACTCTACCAGCGCCTGCCTGAAGGACGAAGTGGAAAGACGGATTAAGAAACGTCTTCCATTAGTCGGTCGGGATTCAGGTACACTAGGGTGGCATTCCCGTTTGGACGCTATGACTGCAACTCGTTGGAATCATAGCTTGCATAGGCTTGAAACTCATGCTTATGCACTGACCCCGTTGAAAAGACGGGATCGGTTAAACGGTTACGCCGCGTTACTCAAATTCTTCCTCACTCCGCGAATTATGGAGGGGGAGGAAAATGTTGGCCACCTAATCCCACTTGTAAGTAGGGTTAAAGACCATCTTGAGTACTCGTCCATCCGGTATAATAGCCGGATAGTCAAGAGGTGGGTGCCGACAAACGTGGGCTTATAAACCCTTACATTTGTTGGAATTTAAATCCTTTAACAACTGTTAAAGGTCAGAGACGGCACCATGCGCTTACTAGTGTTTAACAACACTAATTCGCCATGGGCGAG